GGTATATGATGTATTAGCAGCCCAAGTAACCGCACCCTGAGACCCAATATAAACATTAGGTGCTGAACCATAACTATAACCACCAGATGTTAGATTAATACCCTGAACCTCAGTAGAGTATTGATCATCAAATTGGTCATAGGTAGTTCCATTAACCCAGTCATGTCTTAAGACAACGTAAGCAACGTCAGTTGGTTTAATTTCTTTTGCTGTGATAATTTCATTACGAGTTTCTAATTCGTAAGCAAAACTATCAATCGGTGTTGGCGGGGTTAACTCATCTTCCCATGTCAGAGTTCTACCCAAGAAATAATAGTATCTTGCGTATCTAGATGTAATCTCATTGTATAGACCATCTGCAATAGAATTATGCAGAGTGGTCTTCATTAAAGAAGATGATGTCGCCATGTTTTATCCGAAAAATTAACTTACTGTAATTACCCAAGTGATTGCGATAGAGTCACCTGCTGCTTTATTAACAACTGGGAAAGTTGTTCGGCATAGCATTGAGTTTGTTCCATCAGAACCACCTGGAGTAGTTGGATTAAAAATGCCAGCTTCAGTGATTGCACCAGTACCAGTACCAGCTGGGAAAGTTGCTGTTGCAGTAACAGATGATGTGCCAGTAGGACTGAATGAACTGGTACCAACACGACCAGCTGATGTTCCCAATGCGTTATCACCAATTAATGGAGTACCAGTACCCGTACCGATCGCCATAGTATTCATTACTGACTGTGAAGTACCAGCCATACGAGCAGCAATATAAGTCTTACCAGCTGTAACAACTAAGTTACTATGTTTTCTTGCTTCTTTTAAATTACCATCTCTGTCAAATACAGAAATAGTTAACTCGCCTGTGATTCCTAAATTTTCTTGTAAATTCATAAAATTCTCCTTTTATTAATTATCCAGTGAAGGTGGATTCGCCTGTTGTATAGTTTCCACTATCATTTGCAAAATATGAACTGCTAATTGGATATGGGTCGGTATATGCATTTAACCAAATCCCACCACCACTACCAGTTGCTGTAACTGAACTCGTATCTGCTGTTGCCCCATCATTTAAATAATGGGTATCCAATGATTTATTTAGGACAACAAAGGGAACAGTTCTTGTAATATCAGTTCCAGTTTCAGAACTCATTGTAACTGAACTAGTATCTGCAGTAACACCATCATTTAAAAAGTGAGTTGCCAATGATTTTTCTATTTCAGCATAAGGTACTGTTCTTGTGCTGTTAGATCCTGTTGTATCACTTAACGTAAATAAATCACTATCTAATGTTACCCCATCATACAAATAATGATTATATACTTGAGAGTTTAGTATCTTAGTGTTAGTTAACACACTAATACCATTTCTAGTTAATGAACTATAACCATAAGATATTGTTGCTTCTGAAGGAGTAGCCGAACTGGTATCTGCCGTAGTACCATCGTTTAAAAAGTGAGTTGCCAATGGTTTAGATATATCAGCATAAGGTACAGTTCTAGTGCTGTTAGTTCCAGTTTCAGAACTCATTGTAACTGAACTAGTATCTGCAGTAACACCATCATTTAAATAATGTGTAGCAATAGCCTTTGTGGTAACTAGAAATGGTACAGTTCTTGTACTATTAGTTCCAGTTTCAGAACTCATTGTTACTGAACTAGTATCTGCCGTAGTACCATTATTTAAAAAGTGAGTTTCCAGTGGTTTCGATACACCTTTAGTAGAAATAGCATCATCAGTTTGAACTTCATCTTGCGCAGCAAGTATCAAATACTTTAATGCAAATTCTAATAAAGTGCCAGTGTCAAATTCGTTTCGAATATCGAACTCACCAAACAGTGCCATACCAGCTGGATGCAATAATGTTTTAACTGCAGAACGGTAAGTATCTAGACGCTCATCAATCTTAAGAACATAGGCAAATGCCTGATAGTAACGACTGTCTTGAATAAAGATAGCGTCATCTAAGAAGCCATCATTTGTAGTATAGTATCCTGGATATTTCGCCAAAGAGTTTAGCGTAACTTTAATAACTGCAGGTTCATCTGCATCTAAAATTGTATATTTGTTATCAACAAAGAATTCACGAACAGTTTCACCTACATAAGTACCATCCCAATATGATGTTACGTTATAGTTTGTGGTATTAATAGTACCTTGCTCAAAGAAACCATTTAAAGTTTCTGAAAATGCAATTGCAGTGCTTGGAGATGAACCAGAAATAACTAAACCAGTGGAACCAGCACTTGTTGCAGAAACACCACCATACGGTAATAATGTTGCAGTAAAGTCTGTTGTATATCCAATACCATATTTAACAAAATCAAGTGATTCAATACCACCAGTTTCATTTACACGAGTAACCTTTAATACCGAACCAACACCCAGTCCATTTCTAACTTCATACAATTCACCAACTTTAAATTTCTTACCAACACGTTGAATTTCAACCTTTGATGTAGTTGCCAATACTGTGGCATCAAATATATTACTATAACGAAGTTTGTCACCAATAGTGATATTACCAAAGAATCTACGATCAATAAACAATTCGTAAATATTCTCAGAAATCTGAACTGAATTCTCTACCTCAATTTCAACATACTGTCTTTTATCAACCTGAATGCGAAGAATCTTTGTTGCAGTAACAACGTCGACAATTTTACCAACAATATCTTCTGGATCACCAGCATTAACATATACGAATACAGAAACGTCTTGATTCCACTTACCGTCTGAGGCACGTAGAATTTGTCTTGATGGATAATCAACTACAACTTCTTTATTAAATAAAATCTTAAAAAGAAGTTTGAAAGATGCTTCAGAACCTTTTGCTAAGTACTGATCTTTGATTTTACTTAATAAGAATCTTTCATTAACAACCGTATAAGGAATGTTGTGCGCCAACTCATTTTTAAAATATTGTATAAATGAGTCTAGAGTGCTATCTAAATCTCTTAGAGTTGTAAATTGTGGGTCATAATTCTGATCCAAAAACTCATAATATGCTTTTATGAAATCAATGAATGTACTATAGTCTTCCCTTACAAACTCAGGAACCTGAGAAGGAAGAACTGATGAGATCTTTGGACGGGTAATCATTAATTTCTGCTAGAAGTAAATGTATAATTCTTTCCACCACGCAGATCACCATTTGCAGTTTTATCCGCAATTGCCAACACAGTTAAGTGATCACGTGCAATTTCAGCGATTTGAGTATAAGCAGAAACGATATCGTTTGATTGTGGTTTAAAAGTAATCTCCCAATCAATATCTGCTAATCCAGTAATATTTAAGTTTCTAATAGTTAACAAGCCATTGGCGTAGTCAACAGTTCCGATTGTTGGATTAACAATAAATTTTGTGCTTCCAGTTGCACTATTTGATGCAACATTATAAAAAAGTCTAACATTACCTAAACCATCATCTTCAAGATAATGTATCTCTTCACTACCATTAACATAAAACCCTGTTGACGATACAGCTTCTTCTGCCACACCAGAAGATAAAATTGGGTTAATCGTGTTCAATGTATACTCAGCAGAAACATTATAACGTGGCGAAACTTTTCTGCGCATTAGTACAGTTGTTATGTTACTTACGATTGCTGGTTCTGCAGTATCAATCAAACGACTAAGTTCAGAGAAGCGAAATACTCCATCGAATCTTTGAAGTTTAGAATCATCATAGTTTAGAATAGTAGTAGTTACGATTGATGCAATCTCAGATGCAGTTCTAATAGTTTTTCTATCATTAAAATAAACTGTTACATCTAACGCAATATTGATAAAGTCTGGATCAACAATCTCTGGTGTAATAGATACTACACTTCTAGATGCAAGTAATGTTGTTAAGATATCAGTTTTTTGTTGTTGAGTTAGTTTATTTGCATTATATGGTTTTGCGCAAATAAATGTTTTACCGTAAACTGGAGGTGTATTATCTTCTCCACCCCAAACAGAAACTGACTGAATATAATTATACGCAGCATAAATTAATGCTTTGTAATCATCTGGAGTTACTGCTCTATTTTGTGCAGCATATAATCTTGGAGCATTATATTTAATGCTATCGATAGATTCAATATCAACGCCACCAGCACCGATATCTATTGTTGTTACTGCTGGGCTTCCACCGATTAATGAAATTCCATTATAATTAAATTGTCTTGCTCCATTGCCAACAGTT